CCCAGCCGGTAGCGCTGTGCGTCGCCGTAGGAGAAGAGCCGCCCCTGCAACATCTTGTCGGGCGAGAAGCCGATGCCTTCGATGACGTTCGCAGGGTTGAACGCCGCCTGTTCGATTTCGGCGAAGAAGTTGTCCGGGTTGCGGTTCAGTTCGAGAATACCCACGTCATGCAGCGGGAAATCGCCGTGATACCACACTTTGGTCAGGTCGAAGGGATTGATTTTGTAGTTTCGGGCCTCCTCTTCGGTCATCAGCTGCACCTGCATCAGCCAGCGGGGATAATCGCCCCGTTCGATCGCTTCGAACAGGTCGCGCTGGTTCGACTCCCGGTCTTTGGCGATGACCGCCTCGGCTTCGGCGTCCGTGAGGTTCTTGATGCCTTGCAGGGTGCGGAAATGGAATTTGACCCATGTGCGCTTGTTGTCCTTGTCGTAGAAGCTGAAGGTGTGGCTGCCGAAGCCGTGCATATGGCGGAACGAGGCCGGAATGCCGCGCGGACTCATCGTGATCGTCACCTGGTGGAGCGCTTCCGGGAGGAGCGTCCAAAAATCCCAGTTGTTGTTGGCACTTCGCATGCCGGTGCGCGGATCGCGTTTGATGGCGTGGTTCAGGTCGGGGAATTTCAGCGGATCGCGCAGGAAGAAGACCGGCGTGTTGTTGCCTACCAGGTCCCAGTTGCCCGTGTCGGTGTAGAATTTCATGGCGAAGCCCCGGATGTCGCGCTCGGCATCGGCGGCGCCGCGCTCTCCGGCTACGGTCGAGAAGCGGACCAGACAGTCGGTCTTTTTACCCACCTGCGAAAAGATCGAGGCCCGGGTGTATTTGGTGATGTCGTGCGTCACGGTGAAGGTCCCGAAAGCTCCCGATCCTTTGGCGTGCATGCGGCGTTCGGGGATCACTTCCCGGTCGAAATGGGCGAGTTTTTCGAGATACCATACGTCTTGCAGCATGGCGGGGCCGCGCACGTCGGCGGTTTGGATGTTTTGGTTGTCGGCAATGGGTTTCCCGTTTTCGGAGGTCAGTCTTTTCTTGTCCATATCCTATCGTTTTTTGTCGGCATGCAGAAAATGCCGGACCGGTTTATGATTGAATTTCATATCGTTGTAATTCAGAGCAAAAACATTGCCATACAGACTGGCGTTGCCTCTTTGGGGATATGTTTTTTCTGCGAGGAGCGGACTGTCGGAGCGAATTTTTCAGGGAAATCGACTCTGTTTTTCGAGGATTTGGAAAATTTCACTATATTTGTCCCGTTAACGGGGGATTAGCTCAGTTGGCTAGAGCGCTTGCATGGCATGCAAGAGGTCACGAGTTCGAGCCTCGTATTCTCCACCAAACAAAAACCGCCTCAAACTAATGTTTGAGGCGGTTTTTTGTAAAAGAGCCCGTGTTGGATTATTCTTTTTGGACAAACAATGGACAAACAAAATAGCGATTTATAACGATTGCAAGCCGCTATTTTCTGATAGTTATAAACTCTGCGTCGATAATTTCAGCGTGCGGATTGTGGTTTATGATGGATTGGTCGCGCGACTTGACACGCTTCGTTCGCCAAAGGAATCCGAGGAACCGCGCATATTTGACGCGCTCCACGTAGGTAATCCGGTCGCGGCTTATGACGTCGGCCTTGTAGCTATTATCGGGGAAAATGCAGCACGAGAAATCGAGCCATTCGTCGTGATGCTCGGCGCACCTTGCCGGAACCTCGGCGGCCCTGTCGGGTGTGACCTCGACAAAAACGGTATCGCGGGCCTTGCCCTGCAACTTGTAAATGGTCTGCTGCTGTATCTTGGTCAGTTGCTCCAACTCCTTTTTCTTAACGCCCATGTCGCGGATTAACGCGGCATCGTCGGCGCGGTACCGCTCCAACTCCGCCACCCGCAGCTGCAATTCGCCGACTCTAACGGCCTGCTCGCCGCTTTTGGTTTGATAACGTTCCACCTCGCTCAGCAGTACCTCGGTGTTGTTGTGGTATGCGTCCCGCTCCCGCCGCAATTTTTTGTTTTGATGGATCAGGAAGCCAAATGCCGTAATCACGGACAGCGCTACCAGCGCCACGATCAGATACTTTTTCATACTTTCCCGAAATAACGGATCCAGTTGAACGATTTGCGGCCGCGAATATACTGGTTATCTCCCTCGTTGGCGTGCGCCTCCATCTCGAACATGGATGCGTAATAGGCCGTGTCCGCCGCTGCGGTCGCGGAGAGCTTCCGCCGCACGGTGTTGTACACCCACGAAATCCCCGCCTCAACAAAATAGATGATGTAGTAGAGCAGGAGCGCCACGACGAATGGCCAACCGCCCCACCCGAACGCCAAAGAGAGCATCAAGGCGGCAAGCAGTGCGACGGCCGTAACCTCCATATACTGCTCGACGTGGATGGCCTCGTGGTTCACTGCTTTTGAACTCAACGGCTGCGCCTGTTTGCGCTTCGTGCAGATGAAACCGAAAATCATAGCTGTTTCGTAATCTTTCCGCCATAACAGCAGGCGGGCCAACAGGTTGTTGTAATAGATTTTTCTCATGGCTAAAGTGATTTTACGATGTTTGCCACGGTGTCGATCACCGAGGCCATAATAGCGGCGTAATTCGGCGCCGTGGCGTATTTTGCGCCCGTGTTGTCCACCAGGCGGCGGGCGTACTCCTTGGCATCACCCCGGTAGGGCCACGCATCGGCGTACATCGGTTTCTTCAGCAGCGCCAAGTGATCGTCGAGGCACGCGTCCACGGTCGGGTATACACGGAAAAGGCGATACACGCGATATTTGTACCGATCGGGCGCAACTTGCTCGACCGACACAACCCGCTCGGGAGCCTTGAACGCCACAGTCGGGGTCTTGAAATACTCGGTTGTCAGCTCCAGCGACACGTCGCCGGTCCAGCTTCCTTTTGTGATCCCAAAAATGTTGTTACCGATCCCTCGGATTTCCCAGCCCGTTTCCAGCGCCGCCTGCGCGGTTACGAATAGGGGGCTGACGCCGCCGGCCTTGGCCAGTCGTTCCGCTGCCGGGTACACTTTTTTGACAAATTCGATTTGTTTGTTGTTCATTGTTGTTCGTGGTTTTTATTATGTGTTTTCTCTTGTGATCCGAAAGGCGGCTCCCGATCGGGACAATTTACTTTACAGCACTTGTACAGAGTAAGCACGGCCTTTTGCGATGCCAGCCCGTCGAGTTGAGAGCGCATGTTGCCGATCGTTTTATAAAGCCCCTCGATTTTGTCACTTTGGGCATCCACTTTCTTTTCCGATCGCTCGAACAGTTCTTTCCACTGCGACGATACGGTGGACTCATTGGCTAACTCGGCCGCCCGTTTCTTGTGCTTGCGGTCGAAAAAAATACCTATGCCACCGCCCGCGCTGATTGCGGCGATCGCCGCACTGATGATTGTCGTCCAATCCATATTTGTCGTTATATTTTATTCCGATAAGACCGCTGGATCGTCCGAATGGCAAAAACCGACTCGTCAAACCGTTGGCAAAGACCGAACGGTCAAATCCAGGGCATAATAGTTTATTGTTCTCTAAAAAACGGCGGTATTGCGATCATATCGCCAGCAGTAAAAAAAGACCGCTGGATCGTCCAAGTGGCAAAAACCGACTCGTCAAACCGTTGGCAAAAACCGAACGGTCAAATCCAGGGCATAACGGCTATTAGTCAGTTAAAACAGCATATTCCAATTTCCCGTAGGATGCACTACATACTACCTTAAATTCCTTGATCTCACTCACCTGAATCCCATTTTTGAATGCCGCAAATCCGATGTTTTTTATCATAAAATTTTTATAATCCGGGTTAGGGCTGTCAGGTTTGTCAAAATCTGCCTTTTCGATCTTGTAGGTTAAGCCCAAGCAAAGCCGGGTGGTTTCCAGGCCCGAGTCGTACCAAAACATCCAGCCTACAATGTGCCCAAAACTTGCTCGGGAGTTATTGTAGATTAATGTCGATTCCTTGAATTTTTCTATGCCAAACTCAGTTATCGCTTTGTCGAGCGATTCGTTTCCAAATTCAAGGGCAAAATCTGCCTGCCCGATAGATACCCCATGCTTGGGATGCCTCCAGGTCTTGGATATTTTACGCGTCGATCCAGTAGGACCGCTCGCAAACTTGTACCGCCCTTTTGTCCGGCGGAAAAGATAAATTTTATAGTCGGCAACATTATCCGCGTCGCCCACGCCGTAAAGCGATATTATCGGCCACTTACCTTTATCCTCAACGTCGCCGGTTTTATAGTTGTCAATGGTGAGCGTGATGGGGTATTTCGGGGCTTCCGTTGGGGTTTTTGCCATACCGGCGCCGCTGATCTCCCACGAACCTTTGATGGTCATGTATTCGGTTTTCTCGATCGGCTGCCGAACCTTGCGGGCGAACAAACGGCCATCGGTTGTCAGCAGCCCAAATTCGGCGATCGACTTTCCGGCGGCGTCCATGTAGCCAAAGGTGAAGTTGAAGCGCACGGTGTCGGGCGCGGGGTACTCGACCGTCTGCACATCGACGATAGTGGGGTCGGTTATCGACGTGTCGTTCTCGGTCGGCGCGGTTCCGTTCGTTCCCGCCGCGACCTTTGAAATGGCCGCATTTGGCAATCCTGCCAGCGCCTCGGCGGCGATCTCATAGGCCCCGTTTACGATTTGGTTGCTTTGTTGCAGGCTCCACAACTCACGTCCCTGCTGGTCGTAGGCGATCAAATGCAGGACGCCGTCTATTGGTTTTACGATCTGCTTCATAATTAGAAATCTGTACGATTGTTTGACCCTATTACAAAATATCCAATATTCGTTTTAGCCAACATAAGGCTTACATATCCACCTTGTGAGACAAGGATTATATTGTCGGATTTATAACTATGACCTTTAAACTCACTTTTTACTGATACATTAACAGTAATAATATCGCCATCCGATATAATTATAACAGGAATTATCGCAGGCATTTGGCTGAATTTTACTTTGTCGATACCGATGTCGCCGCAATTTATTTCCAGGTCTGCATTATTACCTGACGATGTTGCATTCGTAATATTAACTATCGTTGATTGCCATTTTCCATTTGCGGTATTATATGTAAAAAGATCAGTTATCGGAATTGTGAGAATGTTGGATATGCTGATATTTTTAATACCTTCCACAACACACGGCGCTAAAGTCCTTTCAAGTAGCTCCGCAGTTATTGCATTTTTCTGTATGACCCGACCGGTGATTATTTCGTCGGCGAAAATGCTCTCATCGTTCAATGATTCCTCTGCGATTTGGGACGCTGTAATAGTTTTATCGGCTATATTTGCAGCGGTAATCTTTTTCGCGCCAACCGTCGGACTCGGGTACGTACCGGCGAGATCACCACCGGCGATCTCGGGGATCAAGTCTATCACCTTGCCCAAAAACTCTCTGATCTTCGGCTCGGTGATCTCGCCCGTGTCGTTGTTCGGGAAATACTGCTCAAGCAGCCCCTTTAAGTCCTCTTTTTTTGCCATATTCTTGCCTTTTTATTTGAATCCACGATTAAACCCCGCCGAGAATGCACGTCGGCGGGTGGTAACTTCAACATTCAGCCAGTCGTTGGTGTTGAAGACTATTTCGCTGGCCTCGATTCTCTGATAATAGCCTACTTCGACCAGGTGCGACCGCTCATTTTTATAGAACTCGACGAACAGGTGTATTTTTCGGCTCTCCTCGGCGGTGATGTGGCGGCTATCATCCGCCTCAACGAATACGCGGAACCGCGCCCAGTCTTCGGGGCTTTCAGGGCCGCCGGGCAGAGCCGTTACGCCCTCCTCCAAAATGACGATCGGGAACCCCACCGTGCGGCACGCTTCGCGAATAGCCCACGGCGTACCGATAAACTTGTGCAGCGCGATGGACTTCTTAATGATGTCCCGCTGTTGCTGTTCGGTCTCTGCCATTCCGAATCCTTGCAACCCGTCGATGTCGAACTGGTCGGCAAGATACGGCAAGGCGCTCGGGGCTACCGTGTCCACCAAGTACGGCAGGAACTCCGATAGGTCCCAGTTGTCCCATCGGTCGGCCACCATTTCCGAAAAGGCCCGTGCCAGTTCGTTGTCGCTGATCGCGCTTGCTATGACGTTTTTGTCATCCACGGCTAAATCCTGTTACGTTCACGGTTATTCCCGTGCAATTTGGAAATTGTTCGTCCGATATGATCAGGTTTGCGGCCGGCGCGACGACCGTAACGTCGTACACGCTGGACAACCGGCACGCTTGGGCAATGTGCGACCGTATGATGTCCAAACCGAGCTTTGCCCGCTTCTCCTTGGCAAAATCTTCCAAGGCGCTGGTGATACTTGCCCGCTCGGTCGCGGCATCGGCGCCGTCGTACAGCACCACGTCCACCATGAGCGCATAATCCTCGCGCTCCGGCGCCGATACGATTACCGTGTCCGTGAGCGGCCGCACATTCTCAGCGTTGCACACGTTGTACACATCCGTAATCACCTGCGCGGGCGTTTCCTCTTCATTCGTCAGTGGAACGATCAACACACTACCGGGTACCGGCGAAGACACGGACACGTCGGTAATCATGGCGTTGGCACTTTTCGCGTAAAACTTGTAACTCGACCGAGATCCTGCCGATGAATATTGCGATGGCGCCAGTTTGATGCGCTCACGGAGCTGCGCGTCGCTCTCCACATCGGAACCTCCGCCCGTGACGTCGATATTTTCTACCGTCGATACGAACGCCAGCGGGTCCAGTATTTTGTTAATCGTACCGACGGCATAACCATTCCCCACCTTGCCCGCAACGTCGGCCAAAACGGACAGTTCTACGGTCATAGTGGCGGGGGCGATTATGGCGTCGTCGATCGTGCGGAATATCGCCAAACCGTCGCTGCTCGATACGCGGGTTCCCTCGGGAATCAAAACGGAGCCGTGCCCTGCAACAAGAGTGAAGCGGACGGTACACCCAGCACTGGCCGCCGGCAAACGCTCGACGGCCACCAAACCCGCGATGTAATCGAGGATTGGCGCGGTGCTGAACTGGTAGAGCATTTGCCGCATGCCCGCGTTAAAGCGGTTCACAAGTAGCGTTTCGCGGAACACCACGAAATTGAGGATCAACTGCTCGACCTGTGCGGGTTGCAACTCACGCCCCAGCAGCTCCTCCAATTTTGCCTTGCTCTCCGCCATGATCACGGCAGGATCCCGTTCCACAAATGTGGGTGTGTTGGTGTCAATAGCCATTATATGATCGTTGTTATCGTTATCTGTTCTGCCGATCCGACCACCGTGCCCTCGATCTTAAAAACCGTATGGACGGCATCGTTGCGGCTCGCGGTGATGCGGGTTACTTCAAGGCGCTTTTCCCACCGGCCGATGGCCGTGGTGGCTTCGTATATGATCTTCCCCATCACCGACGGCAACGGCTTATCCAAATACTGGTAGACATTGCTTCCGAACTCCGGGCGCAACGGATCGCTGCCCGAAATGGTCGTCAGAATGATGTTGATGGACTGCACAATATCATCCACCCCCTCGACGATCTTCGCGGGATCTTCCATACTGACCTGCCAGTTGCGTGCATCATTCGGCGCAATCATACGGCACTTGCGATTATGGTTCCCGTCACCGGTCCGGCGGCATTCGCCAGCGTGATCACGGCGGTATTTACCCCATCGACGATCGCGGCAGCCACCGCGTTCGTGATGGCCTCGGCAATACGATCGGCGGACGCCTCGGGGTTGTCTGTTTTATCTCGTTCGGCGAGCATGGCGGCCTTGATCGCCGCTTTCAATGCTGATTTCTGTACGGGCATACGCTTATGGTGTTGGCGGCCCCGACACGCCTGTGCTGGTCGGGTGCTTGTGTGTTGTCAATTTTATCTCCTGCGGGCCGGCGGTAACTTCAACGCTGGCGGTGATCTCTCCGGTAACAGTGGTATCTCCCGTGATGTTTACCTCGCCCTCTACATTCAATTTCTTACACGTGATCGACAGCTCGGAGTCCGGTGCGTTCACGGTCAACTTGTGGTCCTTGGTGTTATAAAATACCTCGGCGCCGTCGGCGTACTTTACGCCCATGGTATCGGGGCCGGCCCAATCGGGAGGGGTGTCCGTGTCGCTCCAAAGGACCAGCACGATGGCGCCCTGCTCGCAATTCTCATCCATCGTGCAAACCACCTGTGCGTTGACCTCAACCGGCACCCAGTGCTTCGTCTTGTAGGTAGCCATGGACGGCATGGCCAGCCAACCGGAAACGATCTCGTTCTCGTCGAACGAAACACGCGCATAGCCCAGGTTCTCACCCTCGCCGATCTCTGATATTATACCCAGTCGAAACATATCTACACCTCTATTTTTCTGATCGCCGCCGTGGTCACGTGGCCGCTCGAATTATCGAGGTCATGGGCTGACGATACCACATGCCATTTTCCGGAGAACTTGCCGATGCCCGTCAACTCGATATTGACCCCTGCCACCAGCTTGACGTTCCCCACAACGGTAATGCTACCCGTTATTTTGTCCTTGTTCTTCTCTTTCAACGCGCCCTTGGCCTTGGCTTGGGCCTGCGTTTCGTTCTCGGCCGTCACGTCGCCCTGCCACGTGTCGTTTGTCAATGTGCCCTTGCCGCCCTCCTGGTCTGACGGCTCGATCTTCCACCTCCGGACGCTGTTTGTTTTCATGTTACGGGTCGCCACGACGGCGCCGCCATACACTTGGCTTGTTTTGTCCGTGAACGACGCCCTGCTCAACTCGTTTTTATGAATAATCTGCACTACGGGCTGGGCCTCCAGCTCCTCGGTGTCCATGAACACGAGCTGATCTCCGCGTACGGAAAAAACGATCCCGTACTCCTTGGCCAACCCGCTCAAAAATGCGAGATCGGTCTGCTTTTCCTGCGTCTTGCGTTCGACCTCTATTTTTTGCAGGTCGCTGACGTTGCCCACGAGCTTCAGCCCGTGTTTCGTCGCAAAATATTGGGCGATCTGTTTCAACGATTGCTTTTCAAACGCCTTGCTGTTCCGCGATCGCAGCGCCTTGGATATGGCGGCACCGATGGCTTTGATCGTCACCGTGTCGGGCGGAAACTCCAGCCCGATCTCGTCTATCTCAAAGAGTCCGCAATCCAGCGGAGCGTCTGGCGTGCCGATCGACACCTCCAGCGTGTCGCCTTGCTCGGGGTACCAGCCGTTTTGCCAATGCCCTGCGGTGTCCTCGAACGTCAGCGTCAAATCGTCGCTTTCCGCCTCCTCTTTGTCGGCATACGACAATCGGGAGAGGTATGGCGACACGTCGGCGGTTACGTTCTTGCCGTTGACGGTGATTTTCGCAATGACTTTCTCTAACGCTTCCATGGCGGCAGGTCGGTATTTACGTTCATCTCGCTGTCCTCGACGATCGGGATCACCAGCACCGTGCCCAGCGGAAAAACCGCCGTAAGTGGCACGAGCGGGTTGGCGTCCGATATGATGGCGATACCGTCCATGCTGCCGTAAAACTTGGCAGCAAGCAGGTCGATCCGGTCGCCCTCAACGGTCGTATAGTTGAAACTCGCCATTTAATTGCCTCCCTCCTTTGTACCAGCAAATCCCGCCACCGGCGTGGCGCTGGTCGTCACTTTGTCCGCGCTGGCGGATAGCTGGCCGACGTTCATCTCCAAAACTGATACATCGGCCACGTTGTCAATTTTCGAAAGGTTCTCCGCGTATGCCAGCGCCTCGTCCAGCGAGGTGGGGAGCTGGCCGGCACGCTTGATTATTTTTTCCGTGGCCGCAACCTTGGTTTTGGCCGACGCATACAACCCTTGTGCATCAGTGGCCAACTGTCGAACCTCACGTACACCACGCTTTAGGCTGGTGGTTCTGCTTTTTACCTTGGCGATCGCCTGCTTCATCCCGCTAACCTTTTCCTTGGCGGCGGTCACGTCGCCGG